TAACTGCCATAGATAATTTAGATCCAGGATTAGCACGTCTATAAGATGCAATACCTTTTCTATTTAATCCACCGGATTCAGATTTACCTTCTTTTCTTTGCCACGCAGGAGTTCCACCTTTTGCAAGCATTGCTCTACCTTGTCCTCTTAATGCAATATCAGCCATTAAAATCCTCTTTTAGCAAGTTTAGGTTTTCCTTTTATAAGACCACCTTTTGACATCATATTAGATTTTTTAATAACTCTTTTTCTTTTATCTAAATTAGCACCAGCTAAAACCATACCACCTTTTTTATAATGTTCAACTGGATTATATTCTCTAGTAGAATCTTCTAAAAATAATCTAGCATACTTTTCAGCATCCATTTCTTCTTGACTTACTTTTTTATAATTCTCATCTAACTTCTTTTCAGATTCTCTAAACTTCTTTTGTTTTTCTTCAGCTTCTTTGGCTGCCTTTTTTAAATTTTTATCAAATTCTTTTTTAACTTCACTTGGCATTATACTAATCCTCCGTTACTCATCTTTTTACGTTTTGAAAATGTCGCAACATTAGTTGGTTTTGGTCCTGTATTACCAGCGGCTCTTTTTCTTGCAACCGCGGAACGTCTTTGACCTTCTGACATTGCTCTTGCTTTTGCAAGTGGAACACATTTAGGATAACCTTTTCTTTTTTCTCCTTTTGATCTACCACAAGGTGGATAAGAACCATCTTTGCGTCTAGCTCCAATGTCTACCCATTTCTCTTGAACCCATTTACGTAAGCTCATATTAGTATTTTTTAGTAACTTTTCTTCTATTATCTAAAACATCTCCACAACCTTTTGCAATACCACCTTGTTTATAATTAGATACTGCTTTTCTTTGTTGTGATCTATTTTTCTTACCACCTGGAGTGACTTTACCAGAACAAACTGCTGATGCATACATGTTCGCGTACGCGCTCGGGTACACTTTAAATTTTCTTTTAGCAGCAGCTTTTCCTCTTGGGCAAAGTTTAGCCATTTACTTTTTTTTCTTCTTTGTTTTTTTCTTTACCATTTTGCCTGATTTGGTTTCTTTATAACCTTTTTCTTCCATAGCATATTCTTTAGCTTCTTCAGCTTTAGATTCCATGCCTTCATGTTCTTCAGACATATCTACATAACCACCTTTAGATTTTTTAACTACACCTCGTCCAATTAAAACATCTTTAAAAGTTACTTTGCCATCTTTGTTTAAATCAGGAAATGCTTTTCCACCTTTAGCAAAACCTGCTCTTGCTATTCCACTTCCTCTTAATTGTTTTCCAATTCCAGCCATTATCTTTTGCCTTTCATCATTTTGCCTTTTTTCTTCATAGGCATTTTTTTAGTAATCATATCTGCTTTGCCACCTTTTTTCATTTTTGCTCTTGGTCTTATACCGTAATCGTTTCTCATTTTATCTCCTATCCATTTTCATGGTTGTTGTTTGTCGGTCTATTAGACATCGTTCTTGCAACCGACTCTGCCGAACGACCTATCACATACCCACCAAGTCCAACATTTAATAATGTCCAAACATCGCCAGGTAATTCAAAGGAGATAACAGCTCCTGTGAATACTTTTATAACTGGACCTATAACATAGTTCCATACCAAAATAAAGATTAACACATACATAAGTAGTGGTCTCCATGAAGATGCAAACCAACCAGCTTTTGCTTCAGCTTCAATAATTTTAGCTGCAGCAGTTAATTCTTGTGTATGAGATTGTAATAATTGAGTTTGTAATTGTGCTTTTAATTTTTCTTGTAAATCTTTATCAGGAACAGCTTTTTCAATTGTACTAAATAGGATCTTTGCAAGAGGTGCAACAGCTCCCAACATTTGAATCATGGTTTAGTACCACTTCGCTGATCTTTTTTTCTCCGGAAGCATTCTTCTTTGTCCACCCACTGGTTCTACTTGTGTCTCTTGTGGATTAGATACTTCTACATCAACTCCACCTTTTAATGTTCCATCTGGATGAGTGAATTGTGCAAAGTCAACTTGATTACCAAATTCTGATCTTGAAGATGAATTTTTAATAACAGCTCCACCTTTCATCATTGGTTTTCTAGACTGACCTGCTTCTGATAATGCAATAGCAATTGCTTGTTTAGGACTTTTTACTTTTTTAGAAGATTGTCCAATATTAAGTTCGCCTTTTTTAAACTCTCTCATCACTTTACCAATTTTTTTTTGACTAGGTGTCATTTTTTTCATAATCGTATCCTCGGTATTTATATATACTATTATTTAAAATAGCACAATATAGCTAATTAGCTAGTAATTATTTTAGTAGTTTGCATTCCTTGCTTTGCAAGTGATACACCGGCTCTTAATTTAGCTAAATCCTCATTTTGCTCTAGTTTTTCATCAGCAACTTGCCTGTTAGACATGACTTTTAGCTTGTCTAAATTCAATCTATCTTCACCTTCCTTCTTTTTACGTTCATTTTCCATCGCTCTTAAATCAATTTCTCTAGATTTTAACTGAACAAGTGGATCAGTTGCTCCTAAATTAATTTTAGTTTCTTCATTCATGTAATCTTTAGTCATTTGTGCAATCAATTTAGCTTTTCTAGACTCAATCATCTGCATCATTTGTTGTAATTGTAATTGAATTTGTGGATTCATCTGTGCTTGTTGTTGTAACATTGGCATTTGCATTAACTCTTTAGAAAATTCTAACTGAATTTGTTCTTGTGCCATTATAGAAATGTGTTCTAGTACATTTTTTTGAATAGATGCCATAGCAGCAGGATTGTTTTGAATCATATTCAACTGCATAAAGTTTAAATGTGCTTCAATGTGAGCCGTATGATCTTGTCCAGCGAATGCTTGGAAAGGTTGTCCAGTCATTGCATTAATATGTTCAATAGAAGGATCTACCGGTGTTGGTGGTTGTGGTGGTGGTAATATTAAATCTATGTTCTTAACTCCAATTGCTTCATACATTGTTCTGTAAACTTGATACAAATTATGCATTTGTGGATTAGACATTGCAAGTTGCATTTCAGTTTGTGCTAAATTAATTCTTTGTGATTGAGAAAATATATTTGGATCAGCCACAGGTAAGATATCAATCTTCTCATCAAAGTCTGCAGCTTTAATTTCTCTTGTTCCACCTACAACATCATATGGATAAGTTGGTGGTAGATATGTTGCAAATACTTTTGCTAATAATTCAAATTCATTTTTAAGTGAAGCATACAATCGTTTATGAATTGCAGACATCACCCTCGATCCGCGCTCCAATAATGCCATCGTCGTTCCGACAGCCGCGTTTTGATTACCATCACCCACTTGCATATCAGCGATGGACGCGAAGCGTTGGCCTGCCTCAACAACAATACCCATTAATTGTAAAAGGGTCGCTGATGGTTCTTTAAATGGTAATGGCATAAATGCATCACGCAAGTTTCCACCTGGTGCATCTACATCTCTAAACTCACCTGGTTGAATTGGTTGTGCATCATCTCTTACACGAATACCTCTCATTTTAAATCCAGATGGTAAATTCGATAATGTTCCTGCATCTAATAATTGTCTTAATGCTTGAGTTGCAGTACGTGACAATCCACCAATCATGTGAATTAATCCAAAGCCATAGAATCCAAGTCCTGGTAAAAATTTAAAGTGTACAAAATAATTAGTTTTATTTTTTAGCGGATCGTCTACTTTGTAATTACGTCTAATAGATAAAACTTCTCTTGATGATTCTTCAATCGTTACAACATATGGAAGTTTAATTCCTGTGGGCTCACCAGTTTGAGGATCTTTATCTTCAAAACCTTCTATATCTAAATTAACATGACATTCTAAAAGAGTGTAAATACTATCTTGTCTTTCAACTCTAACACCTTCTAGTTCACGTTCTTTTTCTTTTATTGGATCTGTTTTAAGAGCAGGTTGACCTAGATCTACATCTTTATAAAAACCACTTACTTGTTGTTTACGTAAATCATTTTCAGAAATTTTTAATACATGAATAATTGCATCTGCATCTTCTAATGAAGTTGCTGAATAAGGAACGATTAAATCTTCTGCTGGAATGAATTTAGATACCGCTCTTCCAAGGATTGCATCATAATAAACTTTTTTAAATGTAGATCCTGATAGCGGTAAATAAAATAACATTTGATCAAATTCTGGTTCATATTCTTTCATGACACTCATAATTTGATAGTTCATGAAATCTCTAACTCTTTCTGATTGTTGTTCTTTTTGTGAATCTATTTTACCAACAATTTGAGTTCGCACCGGTCCATCTGCTGGAAGTAATTCTTTGTAAGCTTGTGATTGAAACTGTGTTACTGATTCTGCAAGAACTGGGTGAGTTACACCTGATGCATTTCTAAATGGCTCTGTTCGTCTTTCATATTTAAAACCTAATAGTTCAAGACCATTCGTATATGTCATTTCCCAATCTTGACGTGATGATCTATAATCTTTGTATTGTCCTTCTAAATCAGATCCTATTTCTACTAACACACCATCATCTAAAAATTCTGCAAGGTTTGCATAATGATCTTCACCACCTTGTGGGGCTGCAACATTTGGATCAAAAGAAATTTCTGCACCACCATCTTCATCCATGTTAATTTCAACTGGAGAATCTGTTGGTTGTATTTCTTCTTGAATAGATTGTTCTATTTCAGTTTGACCTGGAATTTCAATAGTAGTTTTTGTATTGGGTAATGACTTATCAATTTCTGCCATGACTAACTATACCTTCTTCTAAATAATGATTCAACACCTTGTGAGTCAGGACCTTTAGCAGGTGGAACGGTTGTTGTCAATCCAGTTTCAACTGAACCCCCTTCTGCAAAATTAAAACCTAATCTTTTTAAAATTTCTGATATTTCACTTCCATAAAATCCTGCGATACCTAATGGTCTAGTTAATGAATTAGTTGCTGGTGGAACAACGTTTGTTGACGAAGCAATACTTAAAGGTGGATTATTTGGATCAGCATAATAAGATCCTATAGGATCTCCTGGTTGAAGTGGTCTATTTAATGGAATAGCAAGACCAGCAGCAGGTGTTGTAGTAGGTTGATTTTTTACAACCTTACTTACCACATCTTTAACTCTTGAAA